CTTTTTTTTCAAAAGAAATAACGGAAATCTGATAATCAAGAAGAGGTGAAAGCAAATGAATACTAAAAGTGTAAAAGAATACACATTGAAAATCAAAGTAGATACAACTGAATTAGATGAAGCAATCAAGAAGCTCAAGAAGATGAATAAGTTAGTAAAAAAAATAAAAGCACACCAGATCGTATAGTGTGCTTTTAAGAAAATTATTCAAAACCAATTTTTGTACTTACATATTGTTCTACAGCAGTATCCATCATTTCTTCCCAAGATGTAAAGTTTGAATGCTGTGAAACATAGGTATCCCAATCATCATCTGGAATATCTTCAAACGATTGAGTAAAACCGCTAGCTGATAGAAATTCATCAAATGACTTGCAGTTAGTATGTTTAGACATAAAGTCGCTGGTAAAGAGTTCATCAAAACTAAGGCTATCAGTTTTACTTAAATTAGAAACATTATTTTCAATTTTTGAAAGATGATTTTTTAGTTCATCAAATCCATTAATTTCAAACCCCACGAAATCACCCCCTTTCAAGGTGATTATACCAATTATAAAAGAAAGATGAAATAGAAAGGAATGTGTAGTAATGGAAAGTGTTCAACCAAAGTATGTTCCTATTAGCACACTAGCTAAGATATGGGGACGGAGCAAAATGTATATCTATAGAAGAATAGATATGATCCGCAATGAAGGTAGATTTAATGAAATCTGTATGCAACTAGGACCACAACAAACGCTGGTACATGTAGATAAATTTGAAGCATGGATGAAAGGGCAACACATGAAGTGGCTAAAGGGGGCATAAGAGATGAACATTATAAATTTAATAACAACATTGCAATGGTGCCTGGCTATATTGGGGTTAGGACTATATGGAGGAATTGAGCAAGCAGAAGGCTGGCAAATACTAATCAATATAGTTTTAACAATAACAACTGGTATCACAATTTGGATGTTAGGCAGGGTTAAGGAGGTGATAAAACATGAAAGACAAAAAAGAAAAAGCACTAGATCTACTAAAAACATATTTAATGTTTGATGATGAAGAAATGCAAGTTTTAAGGGAACGAATTACATCAATTAGCGTAAGCAATAAAAGCGCAAGTTTAGACTTTACTATTCTTGCTAATGGATGCGCTATTTTTGTTAAGCGAAAGACAGGGGAATATGTATTACGCATAACAGGTAAAGGCCCAATTAAAGAGTACAAGGTACATCTTGCATTAACGGCAAGAGAAATATTGTTTGATGTGGTGACTTGTAATGAGTAAACACTGCAGCATATGTGATGAGTGCAATAAAAAAAGCCATGCCTACATACACTGTAGACAGGCTAAAGGGATTATATGTATGGAACATTGCGATGCATGCCAATATTTAGAGATTGAACAAGGTGACATGCATTGCAATTATCCTAGGCAAAAAGAAAAGGCCACTAATTAAAGTAGCCTAATCAAGCACGTAATTACGCACCAAACCTAACGTAATTATATCACACATGGGCATGAAAGACTAGAGAAAAGCTTATTTCAAGGCTTTTCTTATTAACTAGATATAACATATTAACAAATCAACCATGGGGAGTAATTACGATGAGGAAGCGGAAGAAGGTCATATCTAAAAATATGATAGAGGTACTTGATTATCACACATCAAGAACCTATAGGAAGAATGGCAAGCGTGTAAAAAAGAAAAACATCACACCAGAAGCCGTGAAAAAGCAAAATGAAAAACAAGCGGAAGCAATGCTGCGTATGTTGATTGATAATAACTTCACTACAAATGATTGTTATCTCACATTAACTTACAAAGAACAGCCTGCAACATGGGAAGATGCAAAGAAAGATATTCAGAATTTTATAAGACGGCTTAAACGTAGATATAAAAAACTGGATAAAGAATTGAAATACATTTACATAGCGGAGGGAAAAACAAGAATACATTTCCACATGATCATCAACAATGCAGAACTATATTCGGATGAACTGAATGAACTTTGGCCACATGGGATGCATAAGCTGATGTTGTATCAAGGAAGAGCAGAAGATGCAGTGAGATTAGCAAGCTACTTTGTAAAAGAAAAAAGAAGTGCATGCTATTCAGACAAAGAAGATGCATTTAAGCGCAGGTGGAATAGTAGTAAAAACTTAGAAAAGCCAAAAGTAAAAACAGAAATATTGAAGCCGAGCGAATGGAGAGATTACATCCAACCGCCAAAAGGCTATTACGTGGAAACAGACAGTGTAGTTGAAGCTGTATCAGATGAAGGTTATCCTTACAGATTTTACAGACTAATAAGAATTGAGGAGGTAAAACATGGAACTACTAGGAATAGGCATTGTGATAGGGGCAATGCTAGGAGTATCAATAATGGCATTATGCGTAATTAGTAAAGAATGTGAGAAATGGGAGGATGAAGTAAATGATAAACGTAAATGAAGTATTTTTGAGCGGTAACGTAGTAGCAGATGCAGAACTACGATACACAAAAACAGGAAAGCCAGTACTCACATTTAGAATGGCAACCAATAAATATGTAAACGAGCAACAGAGTACACAATATCACAACATTGTATGCTGGGTTGATGCGGAAAAATACAGCGGATTAAAGAAAGGTGATTTTGTATCAGTAAATGGTGAACTAAGAACTAGATCATACGAAAAAGACGGAGGGAAAAGATACATTACAGAGATTGTGGCCAAAGTCCTTACGTATGGCTTGAAAGAGAATGAAAGTACACCAAGCAATTTTGAAAATGGGTTTGTAGATGATGATGAAACTATTCCATTCTAGGAGGAAATAAATGCGAAGAGGTAGACCAAGAAAGATATGTAGCCACTCATTTGGACCAGCAAAAAGCGGTGCGCTATGGGTAAAAGCAACATGCCCCAAAGGGAAAACATCAATTAAAGTATTCAAAGGCAAAACAGCAGGCACTTTACATTGGCTGAAAAAAGAAGAATGTGAAGATTGCCCTGCATATAGTCATACAAAGGTTTATGCAAAATAGGAGGAAACAACATGCAAAGTGCAAGCATGGCAGGTGTTCCGATGAACTGCATAAATTGGCTGGCACTAGGTGCGGTAGTATACGGCGCAATGGATAAGCGAAACGCATTAAAAGCATTAGGCTTAAAGGAACAAATAAATGAAGATGTGTTGCAGCCATTGATTGACAGAGGACTAAGCCAAAGGCGAATAGCAGAAGAATTAGAAGTAAGTCCAAGCACAATTAAGATTATTTTAAAAAAAATAGGAATTAAGACAAAACGAGGTAGAAAATAATGAAAAAAGTAATGTTAGCAGTAATGGTATTAAGCGCAGTAGTTAATGGTGCATATGCAAGTGATCTAGTTGTAGGACCTACAGAGCCCAATACAACACAACCAACAGTAACAGGCTATAACAGTGCAGCACTTGGAGTTAATACAACAGTAAGTGGCACAAGCACAATTGTACTAGGCAGAAATAATAATGTAGTAGGTGATAACAATGTAATCATTGGTGCAAACAATGGCACTATCAACGCAGGCCAAAGCACATTTATTGGCTATAACAATACAAGCGTAGATAATAGCCAAGAGCAAACAGTGATTGGTGCAAATAGTAAAGTAGGGGGCCAAGGTGCAATGGCGCTAGGAACTCACGCAGAAGTAACTTCAATTGATGCGGTGGGAATTGGCAATAATATTGTGGCTGACAAGCCAAATAGCGTTGCACTGGGAACGAACAGTGTAACAGACAATGCAGTTAATCAATTACAAGCAATGATTAATGGCACTACTTACGTGTTTGCAGGGACAGATGCAACATCAGTAGTAAGCGTAGGTAGTAAACAACGTGCTGGCTTTGGCGGAGTAAAAAACTATGTTCGCCAAGTGCAGAATGTTGCAGCAGGCAGAGTGGATGCATCTTCCACTGATGCAGTAAATGGTTCACAACTACATGCAGCATATGATGCCATTAATACAATGGGTGAAGATATTGATAAAGCACTAGATGCACAACAACAATTCAATACTGCAGTACATAACACACTAGCAAATCATAAGGATGCAATCAAAAATAACACACAACGTATTGCACAGCATGATGCGGACATTGCAAACAATAAAAATGCTATCAAGGCTAATGATCGTGTATTAAAAAATCATGAAGAGCGCATTGATACATTAGAGCATCAAGCAAGCAATACATTAACAAATTTAAAAGCAGACATTAAGCAATTGGACGGACGAATTAATAAAGTTGGTGCAAGTGCGGCTGCATTAGCTGGATTAAATCCAATGGAATTTAACAAAAATGATAAATTTAGCACATCTGTAGCATATGGCCACTATAAAAATGCCAATGCAGTGGCATTAGGTGCATACTACAGACCAAATGAAAAAGTATTACTTGGCATTGCAGGTACATTTGGCAGTGAAAACATGTACAACGTAAGCGCATCTTTCAAATTTGGTAAACATAGTGAATATGAACCACAAGCAAAGCGTGACGGAGAAATTGAAGCCATGAAAGCACAAATTGCAGAATTAACAGCAAGACTTTATGCGGTAAGCAAATAAAATAGGTGGGCGGTATATCCGCCCTTACCTAAAACTAGGGGGCGAAGTTATGAACCATGTAACAACACTATTTAACAGTAATGAGTTTGGGGAATTAAGAACTATCATTATTGAAAATGAAGTGTACTTTGTGGCCAAGAGCGTAGCAACTGCACTTGGATATAAAGATACTGCAGATGCAATCAGAAAACATATTGATGAAGAAGATAAGCTGCGTTGGCAAATTGCCGACACAGGCCAAAAGAGGGAAACATATTTAATCAATGAGTCTGGACTATATTCCTTGATATTGAAATCAAAGATGCCAAGTGCGAAGAAATTTAAACGCTGGGTAACTAGCGAAGTACTTCCACAAATTAGAAAAACAGGAAGCTATGATCTACATATTCCAAAGACACTGCCAGAAGCATTGAGATTGTATGCAGATGAAGTAGAAGCACACAATCAATCAAAGGCAATTATTGAGCAACAGAAACAACAAATAGCAGAATATGAGCCAAAGGTTGACTATGTAGACAAAATACTAAGCAGTACAAATGCAATGACAGTAACACAGATTGCTGCAGACTATGGATTAAGTGCTAAAGCATTAAACAAGATACTCCATGATGCACACATTCAACGCAGCGTAAATGGGCAATGGATTTTGTATAGTGACTTAATGCGTAAGGGATACACAAAGACTAAGACACACACATACATGACTACAGACGGAAGATTGGAGTGCAAAGCATCTACACGTTGGACACAAAAGGGAAGATTGATGATACACGAGTTATTAAAGAAGTTGGGCATCAATGCAGTGTGTGAGGAGGTAGCATGAAGCCATTAATATATAAAGGCCTAAGAAAGAATGTAAACAGGTCCGAATGGGTTAGTAGTGATGAAATAAAGCAAAGCTACACACAAATAAGACTATTAGCAGTAGAAAATGATACATATGCATGGGTACCAATTGAGGACGGAACACTATGTAGAGGAAGTGAAGCAAAAGACAATACAGGGCAAAGGATATACGAAAAGGACCATATAGAGTTTGATTGTAAATCAGTACAAGATACTCCATTGGTAGCGGAAGTATATTACAGTACAGATAAATTTCAATGGCGATGCAAAGCAATCAACCAACAAACTGATGCGGTCCTAGATTTTGACTTAGCCTTTGTGGTGAATAATGGGCAAGTAAAAGTAATAGGCAATAGATTAGAGGGATATGAGCATGAATGATAGATTTAGAAACCTAATGAAAGCACATGATCATATTGTAAAAGGACGGTCAAAGGAAGTAAGAAAAGTATTCATCCCACATTGGGGTTATGTATTTGTATCATCTGATGCATTGATAAAAGCAAGAATACGAAGAGATACATTAAAGGGGAACAAAGTATTTAATCAATGGGCAAGGAGTTATTATGAAACCACCATGCAGGGAGTGCCAATTTAGAGAAGTAGGGTGCCACAGTAAATGTGAAAGCTACATTCAATGGAGAGTGCAGTTAGATAAATACAACGAGCAAAAGAACATACAGAATGATGCGTGTAAATACATTAGAGATAATGTAAGAACCATTAGACACAGAATGAGAAAGCTAAAAGGATATAGCTGTACTGTAAGGGATTAAGAGAACGCAAATGAAAGATAAAAAGATTTTAGATGCATGCTGTGGCTCAAGAATGTTCTGGTTTAACAAAGAAAATGAAAATACTGTTTACATGGATAATAGGCAGGAAGAAACAACGCTTTGTGACGGTAGGAAATTAATTGTTAAGCCAGATATAATGGCAGATTTTAGAAATATGCCATATAAAGACGAAACATTTCACCTTGTTATATTTGATCCACCACATTTATTAAGAGCTGGAGAAGAGTCATATCTGAAATTGAAGTATGGACGATTAGGGAAAGAATGGAAAGAAGATATAAAGAAAGGCTTAGGAGAATGTTGGAGGGTTCTTAAAACAAATGGAACAATGATATTTAAATGGAATGAAGAGCAAATAACATTACCACAGGTAAAAAAGATATTACCATGTGAGCCAATTATTGGACAACGAAGAGGGAAAACAATATGGTTAGTATTTTTTAAAAGTGAGGAAAAATGAATATATGGGGACTATTCGATGACGGAAACGGCTGTTATAGTCAAGCACTAGATGAATACAACGTGAATATGGGGGGGGCAACACACAATAATATCAATAGGGATTGGGGATGCATGTATTAATCAAGATTTAGCAGTTAATACATTACACCAACCAATGGCTCTATGGGATGTATTAGATAAATTAGAACCACCAGATGTAATCTTAGCTAGTCCACCATGTGAAAGTTGGAGCGTTGCTAGTGCAATGAAAGGTGGCAATGCATGTTGGAAGCAAGAGCAGGGAATAACAACATCATTGTTTGGGGAATATGAAGAAAACAGTAAATTTACGATTAGGAACAAAGATGATTATCAAAAATACCAATTTAAATATGACAAATCATTTTTGACAAGAATAAATGGTGAAATGTGCATATATAACACATTAAAAATCATTGATCACTATAAACCAAAGATATTTGTTATAGAAAATCCTGCATATGGAAGAATATGGGAATATATTGCAAATGTAATAGGGTTCCATATTCCATATGAAAATCTTACATACTATAACAATTACGGATACAAAGTACAAAAGCCAACAAAATTTGGGAGCAATATAGATTTAAAGCTAAGGAGTAACAGAGTAAAAGGAAAGATAGGATTAAAACATTACAACAATGGAGGTAATAGATATAATACCAGGTCAAATATTCCGATAGATTTAGTTAAAAGCATATTGAAAGAATGTGAAGCATATATAAGTAGCTAGGAGGATAAGAAATGCAAAGAAAGTGTCATAGATGTGATAGGTTATTTACACCAGATAGTCATAGCACATGGTGTCCAGATTGTAGAGCAGGCAAACCAGTAAAGCCTAGAAAGACAAAGGAACAAATAGAGCTAGAGCGCCTTGAACGATTAGTGAAAGCATTTAAATACACAAGATACTGTATACAGTGTGGAAAGAAGTTCTATACAAATGATACACGTAAGGTAATATGCGGTGATTGGGAATGTGAAGAAAAACAAAGATTTGAACTTAGAAGAGCAAGCTGTAGGAAAGGAAAACAAAAATGAGGATACTAAGCATTGGGTTTGGGGATAAAAAGAAAGTAAAGTATGAGAAAGCAAATAATGCTGGTATTACTGAAACATATCAATTAAGCACGGAGGACGATTTCAGACCAGAGATATTAGAACCATATGTAAATGCAAGAGCATTAGTATTTGAAGTATTTAAAGTATTTAAGCTGTTTGAAGAAGAGTGGATGAAGATTAAATCCATTAGTTTTAAATGGCACAAAGAAATGCCTAAGGTTATTACGGAAGTAAAGTACGTACTTTTAATTACTAACAAAAAAGGTGATGAATGTACAATTAGCACTTCATGGCTTCCAGTAGAAGAGGAAACACAAGATAAACTAATTCCATTGGTAGAAGAAATAGAAATGTTTGTAAGAGGTGCAAGAGCGCAGGGGAAACTATGGGAAGAAGAATTGGAAGCTGATGCGGTTGAGGGTGAAACATTTCACATCAATGATCTAGTACAAGAGGGAGAAGAGGATGATTAAAAACCAATTAATTTATGTAGCACATCCATTTGGCGGAGATAAAGCTAATAAGTATTCCATTGATACAATCATGGAAAACTTAGTAATGCTAGATAAGAACAATACATATCTATCACCTCTTCACAATTTCAGCATGTTGTACTTTGAGACACAATACTCAAAAGGCTTAAAAATATGTTTGGACATGCTAAATAAATGTGATGCCTTAGTATTATGTGGGGACTGGGAAACATCTAAAGGATGCATTGGTGAATGGTCATATGCAATAGCAAAAGGGATGCCAATATATACATGGAAAGAATGGACCGATAAATTAAAGGAACAGGGAGATAATAGCCGATGACTGGAAGGGAATATTTAAATCAGATACGTGATACTGATTTGAATATCAAATGTAAGGAAAGAGAAGTGTTAAGGCTGCAACAAGATATAATGTATCTGCAAGCAATTGACTATAGCAAAGACATTGTAAGCGGAGGGCAACCAATCACCTTTGAAGATAAGATAGCTAACATTGATGCACTATCAAATGAACTAATGAGAGAATGGAGTTCATACCTAAGAGAAAGGGAAAGAGCAAGATTTCTTATTAATGCTATACCTAGTTCAAAACAAAAGAGCGTACTCATTGATAGATATGTTAATGGGCATACATGGGAAAAGGTGGCAGCATTAATTGGATGTTCAGTGCAAAACATTCACAATCTACATAAAAGAGCTATTAGAAATTTTGAAGAAATTTTCAAAAAGGTTGATAGTATTTGACTATCAATTTATGGGATACTATATGTGGGCATGGATGAAGAGAACACTTTCAACAAGCCTCCTAGAAAAACTACACACTATTAAGGACTACATCATACAAGGTCGCACAACACAGTATGATGCGGTCCTTTTTAGTTTATAAGGGGTGTTTGATGAAGCATAAAAGAATTACATCCAAGAAAACGATACAAGAAGTTCGCAAGACATATTGTGAAATATGCGGACAAAGAACCAATATAGAACCGCATCATATTAATACACGTGGCAGTGGTGGTGGAGATATTAAGGAGAACTTAATACAACTCTGTACTCAATGCCATATCAATACACATAGTGGACAATATCCAACTAAAGATGATTGCTTAAATAAAGTAGCAGAGCGTGAAGGTATTACATATGATGAAGCGTATGCAATTAATCGTAGAGCAATGGGATATGATGTATGACTAGGATATGTTGTAACAGGGATAGATGCCTTAATAATAAATATGGCATCTGTACTGCAGATACAATTGAATATGAGGGAATATGTCAAAGCTACATAACACAGAATGATGCAAGAAAAACTAATTGTGGATTATGTAGAAGAACACATGGGAAGTTAAAGCGTAATAGCAATACGGTATTAAAGTAGAGGTGATGCAATGCTAAAAGCATGTAGCTATTGTGGAGGAATACATGAAGGCGAATGTCCACATAAACCAAAACGCAACTACAAGCAGGAGCATGCAAATGCATCTGATAGCAGAAGGAAAGAACGAAAGTTCAGAAGCAGTGTTGAATGGCAAGACTGCAGAAGAAATATATTAGATCGTGATAAACATCTATGTAGACTATGCTTGCACGAAGATAATTATATTAGTGTAGGGCAACGCTTAGATGTACATCACATTGAACCATTACACGAAGCATGGAAGAAGCGTACTGATGAAAAGAACTTGATTACATTATGCAAGATGCATCACTACAAAGCAGACCATGGAGAGTATAAGAGGGAGTACTTGAAAAAAATAATTAGTACCCCCCCTACCATAAAATAAATTTTTTGCGAAAAAGTCCAAGACCGTACTGCTCACCACAATTTACACAATTTTCCCTAATGGGACATGCGTGCGCACGTGAATATATATTTATTTATATAGGGACTATACAAGGATGCTGCAAGGCAGAGGAAAGGAGGTGGACACATGAGAAAAGCTGTATCAGCAAGGACTACAAAGAAGCACTTAACAAAGGCAGAAAAAGAAAAACGTATTGCTGTAGAAAATGCGTTTATTGATGATGCGGAAATAGAACCGCCAAGCTACCTAACTAAAACACAATTAGAAGCATTTCACTTTATTGTTGATGCATTAAGGCAGGCGAAGGTATTAAGCAGATTAGATACACAAACGATTATTCAAGCGAGCGTGGCTATTGATATGTTACACACTGCAAATAAGCGTGTGGCCAAAAGGCCAACACTTGCAATTGACAGAGAATTTGTAGCAACACAAGAAAAGCTGGTGAGGACATATTTAAAATTATGTGATGAATTGTGTCTATCTCCACAATCTAGGGCAAAGCTTGGAGTACTTGTAGCAAATCAAAAAGAAGAGGAACAAGATCCATTGCTAAACGTGCTGCAAGGGGGTGTATTGAGTGGATAAAAAACATCCTGCATATCGGTACGCAATGGACGTTGCAAAAGGGACAATTAATGCACCAAAGTATGTAAAACTACAAGTGAAAGAGTTCCTAAACATTGCAAATAATAAGGATAGACAGTACATTATTGATGATAATAAGGTACGAACTATTGGAGAATTGCTAAAATTATTAATAATGCCTAAAGGATTAAAGGCGAATATCACAGTATATGATGCTATGGCAGGGTTCCAATGGTTCTTTATAACTGCAATATTATGTACAGTTGAACGTAATAATAAAGACAAAAGACGATATGAAAACGCAATACTTGAGATATGCAGAAAGAATGGCAAGACATTTATAATTGCTATTCTTTTTATTTTGCTATTTTTCATGGAGCCTAAGTTTTCAAAGTTCTATTCTGTAGCGCCAGACGGTTCATTATCACGTGAAATCAAAACAGCTATAGAAGAAATATTGCGTAGCAGTCCTGCCATGTTAGGTAAGATGAATGGTAAGGAAAAATTTAAAATGTTACGTGATTATATACATTGCAACATTACGGACAATAGATATATTCCGCTTAACTATTCAACAGGGCGCCTTGACGGTAAATTGCCAAGTGTATTTCTAGTGGATGAAACAGGAGCATTGCCAAATACATATGCAATTGAAGCAATGCGTTCTGGCCAATTAACAATACTAAATAAACTAGGCTTTATAATCTCAACTAAATACCCAACTTTAAATAACCCCTTTGAGGATGAAGTTGACTATGCTAAGCGTGTATTAAATGGTGCAGTAGATGATGATAAAGTATTTGCATTACTATATGAGCCAGACGATACAAAAGGTTGGGCAACCAATGATGAAGTATTAGAGCAAAGCAATCCATTGGCCATTGAAGTAACAGAAATCATGGACGATTTAAAAGCCAAAAGGCAAGTGGCAATTGAAATTGAAAGTAAGCGTGAAAACTTCATTACTAAACATTGCAATATCATTTATAGTGGCGCAGGGAGTGAAAGTTTTGTAAATATTGCGGACTTGCAAAAAGGCGCAGTAGATCATATTGACTGGCAAGGAAGAGAAGTATTTCTTGGTGTGGATTTGGCAATGACTACAGATAATTGCGCTGTATCAATGGTGGCATATGATGAAGATGAGGGGAAAGTATATTTAGATGCAAGGGCATTTATTCCAGAAGATAGAATAGATGAAAAATCTAAGCTTGAACGTATACCATACAGAGATTTTATTAACGCTTGTTACTGTATTGCATGTGGCAATCGTACTGTAGATTATGGCGCAATTGAACGCTTTATTATGGCAATTGAAAGCAAATATGGAGTTACAGTAATGGGGATTGGCTATGATAGATATAATGCACTATCAACTGCACAGAAATTAGAAGATGCAGGCTATACCATGGTAGAAATTAAGCAACATTCTAGTGTGTTACATCCTGCTACTAAATGGCTTGCAGAGTTAGTAGCAGAAGGCAATTTAGTATATGAAAAAGGGAATAAGTTACTAGAAATCAACTTTGAAAATTCAAGATGTGTGTATGATACCAATATGAACCGCTATGTAAATAAAAAGAAATCAAGGGGCAAGGTTGATATGGTAGTAGCAGGGATTAATGCTATGTATCTATTACACCAAAACTACATGCTAAATAGCGCATTAGATTGGGTAGTACAAATGTAGAAAGGAGGTGAGAAATTGAGTTGGGTTAAAAGTTTATTTGGATACGAAGTTAGGGAAGAGCAAGTATTAAATGAAAACTCATACATTGATACTGCAGATGATATTGATTTAAACCTTCCAAGCTATGATGCAACTACACGAGTAACAAGGCAACAAGCTTTATCTGTGCCTGCAGTAGCAAGTGCATTATTTCTTATATCTGGGATTATTGCTGGTATTCCTGTACGAATGTATAAACGTGAAGGAAATACAATTGCAGAAATATTAGATGATGAACGGATTAAGCTGTTAAACATTGAAACTAATTCTATTCTTGGGGCATATGAAACAAAGCAAGCCATGATTAATGATCTAATTATGGAGGGGGCATGCTACTGTTATATTGGTAAGAATGGAAATTCTGCAGAGTCATTACAGTACTTGCCTAAACATAGAGTAAGCCTATTAGATAACGGAAAGCTAATTGATAGACAAATATATTATTTAGTTGACGGAAACTATTATGATAACTTCAACATTATGAGTGCTGTGAGAAATTGTAGTGACGGAGTTCATGGCCGTGGCTTATTAGATGATAATGCCATGCATATTTCTAGCATGTACAATGCACTTGTATATGAGAATGGGGTAATCAGTAAAGGTGTACGGAAAGGCTTCTTAAAATCGGAAGGAAGATTGACTGTAAAGGCCTTGGAAGCGCTAAAAAAAGCTTGGAGATATATGACTTCTAAGCTTGGAACAAGTGATGTAATAGTACTGAATAAAGGGATTACATTTGAAAGTGCAGATAGCACAGCGGTAGAAAATCAACTTAATGAAAGTAAGCAGACAAATGCGGACTTAATTTATAAAATATTTGGATTTACGGACAAAACTTTTATAGATGAGAAAGCGTTTAATATTTTTGTTAAGACAACGATAATGCCAATAGTAAACTGCTTTATTGAGGCTATTAATAGATCCCTATTGTTAGAAACAGAAAAAGGAAGCTACTATTTTAGCTTGGACATGAACGATTTATTAAAAGCTGATATGTTGACACGCTTCAACGCATACAAAACAGCACTTGAAAGCAATTGGATTAATGTTGATGAAATCCGTAAGCGTGAAGATTTATCACCAATGGGTATTGATTTTGTGAGCATGAATTTAGCGAATGTATTCTATTACCCAAAAACTAAGAAGGTTTACACACCAAATACAGGTGCATTTGGGGATTTGACTACATTAAAAGCAGAGAAAGGAGGTGAGAATAGTGAAAGTTGAAGTACGTAATGGCGCTGCCACTATTGAAGGTTATGTAAATGTAACAGAACGATTGAGTAAGCCAATCCGTGATGTAAGAGGTAATTTTCTTGAAAAAGTAGCACAAGGAGCATTTAATTCTGCATTACAACGGAATAATAATGTAGAATTGCGCTTTAATCACCGCAAAAAATTAGGGGACCAAAAAGACGGTTCGCTTGAATTGCGTGAGGATAGCATAGGATTATACGCAAAAGCAACTGTGACTGATGCGGAAGTTGTAGAACTAGCAGAGAAAAGACAGTTAAAAGGCTGGTCCTTTGGATTTAAGAAGCTAGAAGATGAATGGGAAAAGCAGGAAAATATGCCAGAAATTCGCACATTAAAAGAAATTGATATGAGTGAAGTTAGCATATTGTCTGTTAATCCTGCATATATTGCAACTTCTATTAGTGTACGTTCTGATGCGGAGGAAGATTTGCTAGAATGTAGATCCAATGAAAGCGCAACAGGAAAATTAGAATATGATATTGAAGAACGTAGTAAGTCTGATGATAAGAAAGAAACCAGCAACAAAAAATATCATGACATTTTAAATAAAATGAAAGATTAGCATCCATTTGTGTGGGTGCTTTTTTATTACAAGAAAAGAGGACAGTGTAATATGAAGAATTTCAAAAAATTGATTGAAAAACGCAATGATTTAGTAATGCAAATGGATAATCTAGTTAAAGTGGCGGACGAAGAAACACGTGCGCTTAATGAAGAAGAAACAACAACATTTGAAGGACTACAAAAAGAAGTAGCAGACATTGATAAAACACTAAAACTTGCACAAGAAGAACGCTCCTTAATGTCTGTATCTGATGATGAAACACCAACTAATACAGATGAAAAAGCAATGGCAATGGCAGAAGAACGTGCATTTGCTAATTTCTTGCGCACAGGTGAAACAACATTCAATGATATAGAAACACGTTCCGATGTAAATTTATCTAAAGGGGATAATGGCGCAGTAATCCCTACAACAATTGCAGATAGAATTATTGCGACAGTTAAACGTGTAGCGCCAATTCTTGAACTATCTGATTTCTACAATGTAAAAGGTGACTTAACATTTGTAGTAGAAGATGAAGCTACATCTAAAACTACATGCGCATATGTGGGTGAGTTCCAAGAACTAGAAAGCACTACAAATAAATTCAAATCTGTAGTATTGAAAGGTAATGTTGTAGGTGTACTTACAAAAGTATCTAAATCCTTGATTAATAATGCAGGCTTTGACATTGTAAATTATGTAATTACAAAAGTGGCAGAAGCTATTGTTACATTCCTTGACAATGAAATGCTTAATGGTTCCGCTAAAATTCAAGGTTTGTTGCAAGCAAGACAACAAGTAACAGCTGGTGCAGCGGCTGCATTAAGTGCTGATGATCTAATTAATTTGCAATTTGCAATCCCTCAAAATTACCGTGGTAATGGTGTATTCATCATGAACCCAGATACATTTAAAGCATGTGCAAAATTGAAAAATGCACAAGGTGAGTACTTGTTAAATAAAGACATTACAAATGGATTTGGCTATACTTTATTAGGCCGCCCTGTGTTTGAGTCTGACAACATGCCAAAAATTGCAACAAAAGCTAAAGTAGCAGTATATGCAGACCTTAAAGGCTATGCAACTAAAATTAGCGGTGATAGCGCAGAAATCCAAATTTTACAAGAAAAATTTGCTACACAATATGCAGTAGGTGTTGCAGGATATGTTGAAATTGACGGTAAAATTGTTGATGAACAACGTATTGCAGTATTAGCAATGGCATAATAAAGGATACTCTTTATGAAATATAAAGTTGTAGTTGGCTATAGTGGGGTAGTATCTGCCCCACTTGGTAGCATCGTTGAAATTACAGATAAAGAGATTTCCAATGATTTGCTACAAGCAGGATATATTGAACCTGTAAAACAGACGAGAGCCAAAGCAAAAGAAGCTGATGCGGTAGATACAGAGGATTAAATAATGAAAGTTAGTGAACTGACAATAGAAATTGTAGCTAACTATATACGTGTGGAAGTAACCACTGCAAGTAAGCCTATTCTTGATATGGTGCTACCTGCTGCAGTTGAATATTGTGCTACATATACAGGCTTATCAAAAGAAGCACTAGATGAATATGATGATATGGCAATGGCAGTAATGGCATTATGTGGAGAGTTTTATGACAATCGAACATATACCGCAGTAGAAAATGCAATTATTAATCCTACCACGCAAGCTATATTGGATAAGTACTCTATGAATTTAATGGAGGGGTACCAATATGTACAGAAAAGGTAGGCTAAGCACACTTCTGCAGCATGAAGCAGAAATACATGCTAATAGAAAATCTGATGTAATGAACGAACTGGGACAATATCCAATAGTGGATACTGTTTTAGGTAACATGTTTTGTGGGGTAATTCCACAAACAGGTGGACTATTAAGCGGTAGAACAGCTGAAACCACATTAGCTAGAACCACACATAAGATTATTTGCAGATACAGAAATGATATTGAGCCAGATATGTGGCTTATCATTGAAGGTAAAAAGTATAATATCTTATATGTTATGGATCCGTATCTTAATAAAGAACGGTTAGAGATATTTACAGAGGTAGTAATCTAATGAGTGTTGATATTGAAACGGAAGGCCTAAGCGAATTTACGGAAGAATTATTGGAATTAGCAAATAAAGACTTCCCAAAGGATACCAAAAACTTCTTACAACGTGCTGGCAATAAGCTAAAAGCTAATGCCAGAAATAACTATAAAAGAGGTACTACACAAGGCACAAAGAACCTTGTAAAAGGCCTTAAACGTGATAGAGCATATAAATATGGCAAGGATGAGTGGCAAGTCCGTGTAAAAAATACCGCACCTCATGCATGGCTTGTTGAACATGGCCATGTAATGCTTGGACATAAAGCACAAGGGAAACCTAAGCTTATAGTTGGAAATACAGGGGAAGCATTTGTAAGGGGTAAAAATATCATGGGTAAAACGGCCAAGGCATTTCCGTCTGAATATCAATCTATGGCGGAAGAGTTCGTAGATAAAATGCTAGATGAAAAGGGGCTAGGTTGATAGTGGTTACAGCAGTAGACATTGTTAAAGCGCTAACAGTAAGATGCAGGGAACTACTGGGATGTGATGTTAATGATAGGGATATATCAGAGGGATTTGATAGACCTTCATTTTTCATTGAAGTAGTAGATTTTAAAAATGAGGATATAGGGACTATTCTTAGAGGGGACACTTTAAATATCTACATTTATTATTTCAATGAGAAACGTGAAATAGGATACCTAAATTTATTGAAAGCACGTGAAAGCTTGCGTGAATTATTGGCAAATCCTATACAAGTAGTTGAAGGTTATAGCATTACCGCAGATGAAATAGTAGAAACTATTAATAAAGCAGATATGTCCTATATTACTAACTTTGATATTACAATTTATCAAAACAGACCAGAAGAAGAAAAACCATACATGGAAGAGTTGGCAGTCAATGGACAATTACAAAAGTCCACAGAAGATATATAGCATCCACAGTTGTGGGTGCTTTTTTGTTAAGCAGAAAGAGGTAAAACATGGCAATTGGCTTACCAAATATTGATATTGTCTTTATTCAAAAGGCAGTGTCTGCAGTGCTTCGTTCTGAACGTGGCACAGCGGTGATCATTGTTAAGGATGATAAACAAACAACAGCAGGCTATGATGTTTTTAAGTTTGAAGCGGATATTACTGATAAAAAATATAATGCTGAAACTATTAAATTGTTAAAGCGCTGTTTCTATACAAATGTAAATAAAGTAGTGGTATTACATGTACCAACAAAAACAACTGCATTTACAGATGTAAAACCAATCTTAGATAGAATTAAATACAACTGGGCATGTACTCCTGTAGCAGAATGGCAAACAGATTTAGTATCTTACACTAAAAGCCGTAATGTCATTTCTAAAGGGCGCAAAGTTAAATGCGTAGTAGCAAATGTTACAGTTGCTGATGATAAGCATGTAGTAAATATGAAAGGTCAATATGTACATGAAGCTGATGCGGAAGCAGGCACTAATGTAAAAATGACAGATTATTTACCACGAATTACAGCAATTTTGGCTAATTTGCCAATGAATAGAAGTATTACCTACTATGAATTAGAAGATTTGGATTATGTAGATAATTCCTACATTACAAGTGAAAAAGATGTAAATAAGTGGACAGATGAGGGGTGGCTGCTCCTCATAAATGATGATGAGGATAATGTAGTACGTGTAGGCCGTGGGGTTAATACATTGACTACATTCACATCAACAGACACAGAGGACATGCGCAAGATTATTATTGTCGAAAGCATGGACCTAATTCTTGAAGATTTATATTCCACGTTTAAGAAATACTACGTGGGCAAATATAAAAACCACTTGGATAACCAATATCTATTTATTTCTTCTGTAAACTCTTACTTCAAATCTTTAACTAAAGTAGTTAATGGCGAAGTATTAGATCCAGAGTATGATAATCATGCTTATGTTGATGTTGAAAATCAACGTCAAGCATGGCTATCTGTAGGTAAAACAGAAGCAGAGGACTGGGATGAAGATAAGGTTAAAAAAATGTCTTTCAAATCTACAGTATACCTTGCTGCTAAAATTAAAATTCTTGATGCAATGGAAGATTTATCCTTCCAAATCACAATGGAATAGGGGGTAAATTATGGCCAATAAAGAAATTCATAATCAAATTTTGCGTGGTCAGTTTGGTAAAGTATGGATTGACGGTGAACTATTTGCTAATGTTAAAAGCTTTGAAGCTAAGATTTCTCTTAAATATGAAGCTGTAGACATTAACGGAGAAATGGGAGTTCATCAACGCTTGGTAGGTTTTGAAGGTGCTGGCACGCTAGTACTTCACAAAATTGATAGCCGAGTTGCACAAAAAATTGCAGGCAAAATTAAAAATGGTAGTGTTCCAGACATTAAGATTGTATCTAAAGTAACTGATCCAGATGTAAACGGTGCTGAACGTATTGAATTAACAGGGGTTACATTAGATGAATTGACACATGCATTTGAAAATAAGAAAGTGCAAGAGGAAAGCTATCCATTCAAATTTGCTGATTATAACTACCTAGACTATATTCTTTAATTTTAATAAGGCGGTGCGAGTGTACCGCCTTTTATTTTTTCATTAGGAGGATAATATAATGGCTAAAGTACAACTAGAAGATTTGCTAAATAGAACCATGAGCGAGGGTTTTCAATCCAAAGATGTATATGTTAAAGGATTAGGTGGAGAACTAACTGTAATTCATCAACCACTACCGACTGTATTGCGTATTATGGATGAAATCAAAGCAGATGCATCTTTATCTGTGGTAATGGATGCAATGGCACAACTCATCTATGCATGTGTTCCTTTGTTTAAAAATAAAGAATTGCAAGCTAAATATGAATGTGCAGAACCTACAGATGTAGTTTATAAAGTGCTAAACGATAGCGTGGAAGATATTACCACGTTGGGTGAAAGTATTTTAGAAATGTATGGTATCGCAAATCCAGTCGATGAAATAAAAAAGCCGTAATGGCGGACAGGGAACTGACAATGTTCCGCTATTATATGCGTAAGGGGCATACATTATCCTCACTACTTGAACTAGATCCATTGGAAAGAACATTCTATTTAGCATGTTTTGAAATGGATATGGAAGATATAGAAAGGAGCAATAATGGCTAAAAGCATTAATGTCTTGCTTAGCTTGAAAGATAAATTTACAGCTCCAATGAAAAAAGTAGGAGATACTTCAAAGGATACTGAAAGAAAAATTTCTGCTATGAAGAACAAGCTAACTGGGTTTGGTAATGGCATTAATAATAAATTCTTAGGCATAGCAGGAAGTATTGGCAAAATGGGCCTTGCAATGTCTGGGCTAGGTGCATTTGCAAGTGTAGGCGCTATTGTTGAATATGGGAAGAAAGCACTAGAAACTGCAAAAAGTGCAGAGTTATCACAAACATTATTGCGTAATAGCTTGGCTAATAACAATTCCTTGTATGATAAATCTGCTGCTTCCTTAGATGCAGCTCAAAAACAGTTAAACGATTATGCTGCTAAATGGGGAAAAGTCGGGGTTATCTCTGCTGGGACTATTCGTGCTGGATATCAAGAACTCAATAAATGGAATGTTCCTGTTGATAAGGTAGACGGCTTGTCAGAAGCCTTAACTAACCTTGTAGCTGGTAAATTTGGTATTAATGCAACTGCAGAAGATGCACAAATAGCATCACAAGCAATTGGCCGTGCATTTAATGGTGATATTGCAGGCTTGAATAAGATGAAAATACCACTTACGGAAGCACAAAAAGAGATCATTAAGAATGGTACAGAAGCAGAAAGATTGGCAACAATCAATGAAATTGTTAATGGAACATTCTCAAAACAAAATGAAATCTTGGCAAATACCCCAGACGGCCAATTAAAAAGAATGAAAAATCAACAGGCTGCACTTATGGCTACCATTGGTAAGGGGTTATTACCAATGCAAAAAGCATTTATTGACATGGTAAGCACAATCATGCCAATAGTGGCACCTGTAATACAAGATATATTTAATACATTTAGTGGTGCATTTACTTGGATTGCTCAAGTAATTACAGAAAACAAAGAAACAATTAAGAGTAACCTAACAGAAGCAATGAATGTTGTAAAAGGTGTATTATCTACAGTAGGGAGCATAATTAAATGGTGTACAGAAAACTTAGGATTTATGTTGCCAGTAATTAAGGCTTTAGCAGTAGGCTTTATTGCGTTTAATGTAATTGCTAAGGTAATTCCAATAATTAGTGCGCTAGTAACTGCATTTTCAACTGTTATTAAAGTAGTTAGAATTTTAAATATGCTTATGCTTGCAAATCCAATGTTATTTGCTTTATATGCAGTAATAGCAGTTATTGCATTGCTAATTTATAACTGGGAAACAGTTAAAGAAGTGGCATTAGCTGTATGGGATGCAATTTCAAGCTTTGCTACAGAAATGTGGGATAACATTGTAAATGGATGCATGGCATTTGTGAATTATGTAGTTCAGTTAGTAACATCTTTGTACAATAGCTTTATGCAAATCATGGCGCCAATATTGGACGGAGTACAACAAATATTCAATGGGATTATTACATTCTTAACAGGTGTATTCACAGGAAACTGGGATATGGCATTTAGTGGATTGGTACAAATCTTCACAGGATATTTTAGTGTAATCAAGTCTGTGGCAGAAGGAGTGCTTGGCTGGGTACAAGATAAGCTTCAATGGGCAGGCGATAAAATAGATGCCATTAAAGAAGGTGGAGCATGGCTATATAACAATACTGTAGGCCGAGTTACAGCAGGAAATAATGCAACTGGCACAGAGTATTGGAAAGGTGGCGCAACATACGTTAATGAAAATCAACGTGGAGAGATTATCAATTTGCCTAATGGCTCACAGGTAATACCACATGATGAAAGCATGCGACAATTAGCTAATAACAGAGGGAATGTTACTGTTAATGTAACAGTGCAAGGGAATGTGATTGGCAATGAAGAGTTTATGGATGCATGCGGTAATCACATAAGCAATAAAATAATGTTAGCAATGGGCAATATGTAGGAGGTGTGAAATGGGTTTTCAAGATAATGCTAAGCAAGTAATGACACAACGATTACATGCAAAGCAAGCAGAATTACAAAAACTTGCAGTAACACGTGCTACAAGATTTGCTGATAAAATATCACATGGTTTAGTAGGTAAAATCTTAGATTACGCTGAACGAAAACCAACAACAGATATTGTATTTCATTCTGAATTAACAGATGAATATATTACATTGCCAGTGGTTCCAAATCCATTACCAACAATAAATGAGCCACAAACAAATGAAACATTTGCAGGATTAAGAGGAGATATTAAGTTAATTGGGCCATTAGGATTAAGGACACTTACACTTGATAATATCCTTTTACCTGTGAATAAAGACTACTCATTTATTCGTGGTAATGGAACAGACGGATTACAAGTACTGCAATTCTTCCAAGCGCAAAGACAGATGAAGGCCGTGATGCGGATATGTATTATTCAGTCAGACGGAAACGAACTGCTAAATATGCCATGTGTAGTGAATGATCTATCATATTCTTATGACAAAGTAGGAGATATTAAAGCTACTATAGGCATTGAAGAATATGTTTACACTAACACATCTACTACAACTCAATCTGCAACAGGCGGAGAGAATAAGGCAGCAGAAACAAAGACAACTGATAGTAAGGCGGTTAAGCCATGAAGCTACAGTATACTAACACAACAAAAGGCAAAGACGGTAAAGACACAACAGAAACACGTGAAATTACTGCCTATACAAATAACTATCAACGGTCAGACGGAATTGACACGCTAGGGCAAGAATTTACATTTGATTTAGTTGATAATCCATTTGATTTCAATATGATGAACCAAAGACTAGCAATTGGTGGGAAAATTGAATTTTCAAATCAAGTTAGTAACAATAATAAAAGTGCTACTATGACACTTAATGAAGAACCAAAGGAAGAAGTTGTATTCCAAGGTATCATAGTGGCAGAGAAACAAAGTGGAACAAATAAATACACATATACATGCTTTGATTATTGCTTCTATCTAAATAAATCAGAAATAGAAATTCAGTTCAATGGGGTTAGTGGACTAGATGCAATTAAAGCGGTATGCAGTGAGAACAATGTACCTTTAGGAAATGTAGCTGATATAAAGACGAAGATAAAGAAAATATATCAAGGGCAACCTGTATCAGATGTAATAAAGGACATTATTAAGCAAGCAACAGAAGAAACAGGCTACAAATATAGATTGGAATATAGAGAGGGAAAAGTCCACGTAGAAGATTATAAGGAATTGGTATTAGATAAGGTAATTACTCAGCCAATAAATAACTACTCACGTGATCTATCTATGGAGGATATGAGAAATTCCGTTCTAGTTATTTCAAGCAAAGAAAAAAGTAAGTCTGTTAAATCGACAATTCAAGATGATGAAAGTATTAAGAAGTATGGATTGATTAAGAAAATTGTTAAAGTTGATGATAAGAAATCAGCGCAAACCGCACAAATTGCCAAGAAAACAATTCAAGAAAGCAATAAGATTAAGGAAAACTTAAACTTAACGCTTTTAGGTGATGATGCGGTGCGCAGTGGTAGGATTATTATTATTGATGATTACACAGTTGATATTCATGATAAATTCTTAGTAACTAACTGCAAACATAATTATGGGGTTAATCACACAATGACATTAGATTTAAAAAGGGTGCAAGCAGAACTTGATACAAGCAGTTATGCACAAGCAACAACTACAGTAGCCAGCAGTAATAGTGTAGGTGGGGCAGATGCTAAGCAAGTGGATGCTGGCATGCAAGCTATGAATGGTTATGAAAGTGTGTATAGAGATAATGGATGTGTAGATGTAGTAGTAAATACAGGCTCATACTACAATCCATTTTTAAAACAACAAGCAGATATTGGTGTGGCCAATGTTGATACACTTGTAGGAAATGCACAAAATGCAGGGTATAAAGTTGAAGCCTTTAATGGATATGCTAATAAAGGGGATATTTTAGTATATGGCAACAATGATCATGTAGTTATTTCAGACGGTGCAGGCGGTGCATTTGGAAATAGTAGCAGTGCAGGTCATGCAATGTTTTATTCAGATGCAAATTATGCTTGGCATAATAATGAAGCACCGACTAAAGTAATAAGAATGTCTTAGGGGGTGAAATAATGGAAGAGTGGCACGGTCAAATTGCTGCCGCTTTGAAAGAACGCAATAACCCAGTGAGGATTGGCGCAGTTCTTGGCGAAGTAGTAAGTACATCACCTTGGAAAGTAGCAATCAAAGACGGTAAATTTATGATTGATGCTTCAAATGGGTATGTCTGTTTTCAATTAATTCACCATATTACAACATACTCTTATAGGCATAGTGGGAAAATAACACATCAAGGCTGCCATGCAGGACCAAAAACAGATTATGATGCACAAGGGGAAGGAAAAATAGTATTGAATGAACTATGGAAAACAGGGGATAAAGTGCTAGTTATACCAGATGAAAATGAACAGCACTTTTTCATTGTTGATATAGTCAAGGAAGGTGTATGATGTTTCCCACAGACTATGAATTTACAAATTCAATTCAATCAACAGCAACCGCCACTAATGCGCAGAAGAAAGTAGGCAGGTCATTTAAGTTTGACTATAAGACACACCGCTTTGTATTTGAGGACGGTAAGAATGTTGAGGATACACAAATAGAAGCTATAAAGCAATGGATTGAGTTATTCATAAGAACAGAGATGAAAAAATACTTAATTTATAGTGATAGCTTCGGATTAGACTTAACTAAACTATTAGGATACCGATTGCCAAGGGCATATAAAGTATCTGAAATTAAAAGAAGAATTACAGAGGGCATCATGAATAAAGTACCTTGCGTGGTAGTTGTCAAAGATTGGCAATTCAATGCAGGTATTTTTTATTTTACAGTGGTGACAAATACAGGTGAGGAGGTGAAGATAGAACATGAGTTCCAATTATAGTGTAGATACAATACACAATACTATGCTTAGTAACATAGATGATACCTACCAAAAGACAGAGGGGTTCCCTACATATGACATTACAAGGGGTGAAGCCTTTGCATTGTTTGAATTATGGAAGAAAGCAGAGGAGATTGAGAGAAAACAGAATGTAGACAATTTAACTGGGGATGAACTTACTAGGGTAGTATTCCAACGAAAAGGAACACAACGAAAAGTAGCCACCAAATCGGTGTGTAATTTACGAATTGTTGACGGAAACGGAACAATTCATGAAGGAGATCTCTTTGAAAGCGAAAGCGGCATTCAATATGCAAGTCTAGAAAATAAGGATGTAGTAAATAACTCAATTATCAAAATACGATGCACTAAGGCTGGTGCAGTAGGAAATGTACCTAAAGGAAGCATCACACAAATGCCAATTACCTTGGCTGGCATTAACGCAGTAATAAATGATGATGCGGCTAAAGGCGGTGAAGATGAAGAAGCAGATGATGATTTGCGTGAAAGATACTATGAGGAACTTCGTGAGCCAGCTACGAGTGGCAATGATTACCACTATAAGCAATGGGCAAAGGAAGTAGAAGGCGTAGGAGAAGCAAATGTTATTGCGCTATGGAATGGGAATAATACAGTTAAAGTGATTATTATCAATTCAGATAGAAAAGCTGCCAATAGTGATTTGATTAAACGTGTACAAGATTACATTGATCCAGAGCGCAAGGGAATTGGTGAAGGTGAAGCGCCAATAGGAGCGCATTGTACAGTTGTAAGTGCTGTAGAAGTACCAATTAACATTGATGTTAGGGGAGTACAGCACACAAATACAGCAACAAAATCAACTATCACAACAGAAATTACAGAAGCTGTTACCGCATATTTAAAAAAGATTGCTTTTAAGCAACTTTATGTATCGGTGGCACAGATTAGCAATATCATTATTGATAGTACAGGGGTAACGGATTATGAAAGCGTTACAGTTAATGGCCAAGTAAGTAAGATTAATCTTACAAAGGAACAAGTTGCCGTATTGGGTACAGTTAGTGTGACACTAAATGACTAAGGCAGATTATAAAGAATATGCCTTAAAGGCTATTAATAAAATATACCGTAATGATCCATGGGTACGTGAATTATATCAAGTTGCAGGATTGCAGTTACAAGATATTGATGAGTTACTAGATGTATTATTGGATAATGGCTTCTTTGATGCAGTAGGTGACAGGGGCCTAAGAGTATATGAAAAAGATTTAGGCATTACTGGAGACGGTACAGTTGAGCAAAGAAGGGCAATTGTACAGATGCTATGGAATAACAATGGCAAATGCACATTAGATAAAATAAAGGCCATTGTAAAAACATTTGTACTTGATGATGTAGATGTTAAATTTGAGGAAGGAGTACTGAAGCTAGAATTTAATAATTCGTCTTTTGTATATGCTATTCCTCAAATAAGAAGTAATTTAACAACAGTTAAGCCTTCACATATTGGATTAAGTATTAATGATGTGCATAGCGTTGATACTGATTTGTATGCTGGTAGCATTGTTACTACGTTTGAAACAACAATTATTAATCCTATGGTTGGCTTTAATTCAATGCTAGAGGATGCATCTATAGTGGCTGGTGTGTATATCACTAAAGCTAATGTAATTAATCGTATTAATTGTTAAGGGGGTAAATAATGCCTAGTCAATACCCACAGAATGTGGTTACTAAAAATGGTTTGGCAATGATTGCTGAAAGTGTTGCTACACGTAAAAACTTAATATTTACACGTGTAGTAGTAGGTGACGGAGATGCTACAGGTCGAAATTTTAACGATATGACATCTGTAATTTCTCCTAAAATGGAATTGCCAGTAACAAGCGGTGTAAATGAGGGTAACGGTCAATATTTAATTACTGCTACGTTATCCAACAATACTTTAAATGTAGGCTTCTTCCCACGTGAGGTTGGCCTATATGCAAAAGTTGACGGAAAAACAGAAATGCTATATAGCTATACAAACGGCGGTAATAATGTAGGCTATGTACCAGATAAGACTACACCTATTGATAGCGAAATTTATAAGATTAGAACAGTAATTGGTAATGCCAAAAATATTACTGTGAATATGTCTGATAGTACATTTGTTACTAAAGGCGAACTGGATAGATATGTTTCAATTACATCTGGTGGCTATTTCAAAGATGTAAATAAAACTAATGCTGGCATGTCATTCATTAAAGGTGATAATACATCTAAAATAATTGAGTTTATCACCTCTAATTACAATGATAGTGATACTAATAAAGTGCTTAATTTATCAACGCTAAAAAGTCTATTAGGGCAAGGTGCTATTGTAGCATCTAAACTAACTGGCAATGGCGGATATGTAAAGTTCGCTAATGGGTTTGCTATTCAATGGGGAATAGGTGGACAAGATAATGTAACGAAAACAGAGGTTACATTCCCTATTAGATTTACTACATTGTTTATGGCTAATGCTATTGATGTATATTGGACAGGTTCAGATACACCTAGATATTTTGCAAACTCTGCCAATGAAAGCACTAACACAAAAGCAGTATTTGTCGCAAGTGATAGATACGCTGCTTCTTATTACTGGTTTGCCTTAGGCATGGCATAACGGAAGGAGAAAACACATGAACCAATATGTATTTGTATTAAACGAAATGGGCGAACGAATTACATCCTTTGTTGATAACATGATTAGCAAAGATGAATTACTAGATCATGCTAAAAAAGAATGGCCAGATGCAGCTGATTATATTTACTCTGCAGACGGCGATAGTATGCTAGATGAATTTATGGCTGGCAAGCTTTATGTAAATGGCGAGTTTGTAATTCCACAACCAAAAGAACCAACTAAGGCTGAACAAATTGCAGAAATTAAAAATTACTATGATAAACGATTTGATGCACTTGATAAAGCAGTATTGCGTAGACGATTAGCTAATGCAGATATTAGTGATTTGCAAGCACAATATAAAACTTTACAAGCTGAAATGGTTACTAAAATTAAGGCGGTGAAATAATATGGAAGAAATCAAAAGCAATGTACCTGTAATGCGTTTTTGTGAATATTGTTGGGCCACTTTAAATGAAAATGGCACTTGCCCTACAGAGGGTTGTATTCATAATGATCTAATGGATTTAGAAGAGGATGATGCGGATGTTACCAGTCCAACACAACTTTAATGTCATTAAAGGAGAAGCAATAACTCTAAATGTGGGATATACAAATGCAGTAGATAGTGAAAGCCTATTTGCGTGCGTTAGAAAATATCCAACAGATGATGAGTACAAGGCAAAGTTTGATGTGGCAGTATCACAAGAGGGGTTAGAAGGTGATGAGTTAAGTAAAATCATCTTATCATTAGATACTAACGCATTGAACTATGGCAAGTACTATTGGGATTTATTCCTATGGAGCGGTGAAAAGCCTATAAAATGTCTGATAAAAGGTGAAATAACAATAGCTGAAGGCATCAGTAACAGGGGGAAATAATATGAGTGATGAAAATATTCATATAAAGTCTAATGATGATGATAAAATCATTGTCAAAGATAATACCCAAATTATTAAATTGCAAGGGCCGAAGGGTGAACCAGGAGAGCAAGGGCCTCCTGGTCCTCCAGGTCCAAAGGGCGAACCTGGTAAGAATGGTATTGACGGACTAAACGGCGAACAAGGGTTACAGGGTGTTCAAGGTCCACCTGGTAAAGACGGAAGGCCTTTTACTTATGATATGTTCACACAAGAACAATTAGAGAATTTAAAAGGCCCTAGAGGTGAACAAGGACCACCAGGACCGCCTGGCACTGGTGCTAATGTAGATTTATCAGCATATACAACTAAACAAGATGCCGAAAATCTTTACCTAAAAAAAGTTGATATAAGAAATTACCTTACTATGCTAGGCGACCCTAAATATGCATTAAAAACAGAGTTAAGTGATTATTTGTCTAAAACAGATGCGACTAATAATTACGCTCAAAAAGGCTGGGCGACTCAAACGTTTGCATATAAGAACGATTTAGGTACTTTTATTAAGAAAAACGAGATTGCTCAATATGCATTAACACCTGGTGATGCTTCTAGTCGTTACGTTAATAAACTAGAGGGGCAGTCCTTCGCTCAAAAATCTGAATTAAGTGACTATGTAAAGAAAACAGAAATTAATCAGTATGCATCAAGTACACAAGGGCCACCAGGGCCTAAAGGTGAGCCTTTTAAATATTCTGACTTCACGCAAGACCAACTTAATGCACTTAAAGGGCCTAAGGGCGATAAAGGCGAGCCGTTCAAGTATTCTGATTTTACGGCAGAGCAATTACTAGCATTAAGAGGGCCTAAAGGAGACCCTGGAAGCGGTGGTGGACAAGTAACTTCACAACCAGTCGAAATATATGAAGTTGTTTGGGGTAATGCTATAGCCAGTAACCCTGGTGCTGATAGAGGTTACTTAGCGTTTGACCCCTTAACTGGTTGGGGATACTTACATTTTGATTTTAAATTGAAAACCCCTTCTGGTAATGGCAATATGGTAGCATCGCTCCCGCCGGATGCACCAGTTGCAGTAAGGCTAATTGAAAGAAGCGTTGATGCAAGTAACAATAGCATTTATGTTGAACGAAATAGCCGTATAATTAAGGGTTGGGGTGTACCGGCGAACATGCGGTATATTATTGATATTATTGGTTATTGGAGAAAGGTGTAATAGATGTGGACTTGGCAGTTTGAGTTGAACGACATCTTAACCACTCTTACAATTGTAGGTGTGGTTGCAGGTGCAGGATATAGATTGTTGATTATTCCGTTGCTACAACAGTTGGACTCACAACGGATGCAAGATAATCTTATCTTTCAAGAAAAATGGGGTGTACTAACTGACACGCTAAAAGACTTGAAAGATGAAATTAAATTATCACGTGCAGAGCGCATTAAAGCTGAGAGCAAGCAAGTATTGTTGTCAGCAAAGGTTGAAGCATTAGAAGTGCGTGTTGAGGATATAAAGGAAGAACTCCATGAGCATACCGCCAAAAATCATCAATTCAATTAAAAAAACATATCAATCTGTGAGGGTGGCTAACATCCACCCAACAGGTATTTTAGCTACAAGGGTACTAGTATTAATCATGCTAGTACCTATTTTATTAGTGGTTATTCAATACATCATGGCTTTTATTAGCGGTTATGTATCTGATGATGCTAACAAGATGATTAATGTGGGTATTAATATCATAGATCATATCTTTATTCCAAGTGTACTAACTGCCCTTGTAGGGTTCTTAGCACTTTGGATAGATAAAGATGGTAATGGTATTCCAGATAAATTAGAGGAACAACCAAAAATACCACCATTACCAAACATTACAGAAAGGAGTGATAAGAAGTGAGAAAAGGGTTTGATATTTCAGCGTGGCAAGAAGATTATAACGGTAATCCTTACTTCAACCTTGAACGAATGGAGCAAGCTAAAGCAGAGGGCAATGACTTTGTAATTATTAAGTTAGGTGAAGCATATAATGTAGATGAATATTTTGAAGAACATATGACTGCAGCATTAGAAGCAGGCTTGGAAGTAGGTGTGTATTACTTTAGCCATGCATATACAGAAGCTACAGCAGTACAAGAAGCAGAATGGGTAATCAATACATTAAATGCATATGGTTATACTGATTGGCATCTACAAGCTGGCATTTGGTATGACTATGAAGAACACACTCAACTACGTGCATATATTAATGCTGGCGCACTTACATCTCAAGATATGACTAACTGCATGAGTAGATTTGTGAATAGATTATGGCAAGCAGGATTTAATAATGTAGGCATCTATAGTGGATATTCCTTATTGTGGGATGAAACATATGCATATAGTCAGATGCCAAGCGTTCCTGTATGGTGCGCACAATATGGTGCAACAGAATGTGATTATCCAGATGCTAAGATTTGGCAATACAGTGATAATGGATTGGTCGCAGGATTAGCAGTTGATGTTAATTATATGTATTAGGGGGTAAATATGTATGAGAAACTTAAAATTATATTTTCTTCCAATAGGAGCTATTGTATTGCTTTTGTGGTGCTTATTGTTTGCATCATCTGTGTATGGCTATACACCAACAGAAGCAGTAACATTAACACCACAGGAATACGCAACGCTGAAAACGAACTTCGACACGCTAGAGAGTACAATCAACAGGCAATTGACTACAATCAACGAGTTAGAAATGCAGTTGAAAGTAGCCAAACTCTCAACGAACGAACAGAAGAGCGAATTAATCGAAGCGTTGAACTTAATCAGCGAACAGAGGAAGCAATTAACAGAAGCACGGAACTTACTACAAAAGCAAGAACAGATGCTGAACGAGCAAAAACTATCATTAACGAAAGCAGAAATATACTTAGAGCAGCAGAAGAACGAAATCAAAAAAGCGAAGATGCAACAACGAAATAGTAAATTACTTAACATCTTATTAGGTGGTACTGTAATATATTTAGTTGCTAAAGATTAAGGAAGTGATCCATACATCTCCATAGCGTGTAATGGTGGATACACGCAAATATAAATAAAAGAGCCTACTAACATAGAATAAATCTACGTTGGTAGGCTCTATTTTTGTTTGTAAAATTAATAAAAACTATTGCATATAACACGTCGAAGTGTTATAATATAATCATAAGGAAGGAGGTGATGCCATTGAAGAAGTTAAGGAAGAAAATAAAAAAGTGGCTACCGATAATAACAGCATTTATCCAGCTAGCAATTGCGATAATACAGCTATTAAATCAGTAACCACAGGGGCTCGTAAGAGCCCCAATCTTCCTAACTATTATAACAATGGCGAGCATATGATTTCAAGAGTAACTTTAATAATTAGTATTTTTGCCTTTGTAATATCTGTTTATAATCTATTAGTTATATTGGGGGTACTATAATGAAATTAGATGATGTAATGACTACACAAGAGGCTGGGGAACGGTGGAAGGTACCTGCTGATTCTATAAAGCAATGTTGCTTAAAAAGATATGCAATTAAACAATTTACTGATAATGAAGCTAGGAAGTCTGGGCGGAATTGGCTTGTAACACGTCAAGGCATGGAACGGCTATACGGAAAAGAGAAATAACGCTTGCCCCTTATTTGCCCCTCTTTGAAATGTAGAACTTGGATAATGTAGGAGTGGTGAGGAGTATTGAGTATAAACCCTCAATCCGCACCATTTCTACTTACTGATTAACAGATTGTAACGAATTGCAACAAACTGTAACAGATAAAGTAATTACAAGGATATTTAAAAGATAAAGAGTAACAAATTGTAACGCATTGTAACAACAATTTGCCCCTTTTCTGCCCCTTTAAAAAATAAATATTTGCCCCTTTTATATGAGGGTTAGAATAGGCCACTGCACATGATGCGGTGGCTCATTTTTTATTTATTTGCAAGTACTTTACCCATATTAGTAATTGCTGCATTTACTTCCTGCTTCATTTCATCTGTTACATGAGTATATATAGCAAGTGTAGTACGTGGCTCATTGTGACCAACACGTTCCATAATTGCTTTTAAAGGAACATTGGACTCTGCAAGAATAGATATATGAGTATGTCTAAATGTATGTGTACTTACTGGTTTATGAAAGCCAAGTTTTTTTATAGTCCTATTTACATAGTGTAGATCATATGGCAAGCCACCGTCTGTTACAAATATATATCCTAGGTCAACAAACTTTGACTTCCATAAGCGCCTTGCTTGATTTGCAGTAATAAAATGATTGATGATTTGTACTGCCCTAGCATCTAGCTTTACTTTACGGATAGAATGAACATTCTTTGGGGGTAAACGCATAGATGCATCTGCAAAGCTACCACGATTAGACAAAGTAGCGTTTATATCTATTTCAGAATTTGCAACATCATAGTCTTGAGTGCGAAGGGCAACCATTTCACCAAACCTAAGACCAGTTAAAGATTGAAATTCACATAAGAGGGACACATGATGATTAATTTTATCTAATTGTGTAAGCAAATCTTTTAGTTCGTCTTTAGTTAGGAATTTAGAACGCTGCTTTTTAACATGATCTACATTAGCCACAGGCTTTTGTAGTTCAATATTATCTAAGAATGAAATATCACGAATATACTCCATGCGCCTTGCATACTTCAATGATTGCCTAATAAGACTAAGAGCAAGCTTAGTATAGTTATATGAATATTGGCAAGCGAATTTATCAAAGGTACTTTGAATAATGTAAGGGGATAACTTAGATAATAATATATCAGTAGGAAACCATTTAATAACTTGCTTATGTAAATTATCCATACTATATTGAGTAGATGATTTTCTAAACGCACGCTTTGACTCTAAATATTCAGATATAACATCATTTAATGTCATATCTTTGGCAATATCTGTATTAGTGGCCAAGTCAATTTTTTTCTGTAATTCAGCTTGCGCCATTTTATAGGCTTGTCTGCTATTGCTGGTATAAGTAACAGATACTCTTTTTGTTTTACCACTATATACATCTGTATAGCGTTCTTGAAATTTATATTTAGTAATACCAGCTTTAGTGGTTATAGTTTCAACCCACATAAAAACCCCCTAAGCTAAAATAGTATAGTAAAGAAGCCTAAGAGGTATGGTATAATAAAGAAAGCTAAAGTGGTATACCTCTTAGGTGTATCATAACCCCTTACTCTGTTAGTGCAGGGTAGGGGGTATTTTTTATATAAAAGATAACAAAAAAAGCGCTCCAATTAAGGAACGCTTTTCTTTTTTATCCCAAAGGATAATATAAAGTTAGTTTTGGGATTCATAGCCCAATTTGTACTTTAATTATACGTTCACTACTATTGGTTGTCAATATATTCCTTGCCTAAAATGATATGGGACATTAAGGCACAATGAATACTTATTAAATCGGCTGGATGTATTTTTATATCATATAAAGCATGAGATTTTTTAACAGGGAATATTATTCTTGATTTGCTAATAGTCTTGATCTGATTTAATTCCACAATAGTGCCTTTAGCCATTTTTTCTGCAAAGTCCATAACATCTTTATTGCTAGAGTAGATTTCTTTTACACCAGCATCAACAAGTGCTGAATAACGCTTGGCATACTCATCCTTACTTAGTGATGAAGAATTTTTTGCAAATGCAATAACCTTATCACGAAGCTGCACATATTTATCACCATAAAGATTGAAATCAGAAAGGACTTTATCAATCAATAAATTTTTGATAGGGTACGAAATTTCATGTTCCCATTCTTTAAGAGTATTATGTTTTTCTTTTTTTGAGGTTAAAGGGACAACAGTAAGTAAATCATTTTTCTTTCTATCCTTAGTATTTAAGACAATGGCATAATGCGGATAACTAAATTCATGTCTGATGCCACATCCAAAATCAACAAATATAATTTGTCCCTGTTCGTATTTGGGAAGATAGGTTGGACTAAATTTAGTCTCATTAGATTTATAAGATATATATGTATGCATCCAGCTTTTAAACCGTTCAAAATTCTTAGCATTAGTACTAGCTAAATGCTTTGCATATAAAACATATTTTCGTATTAATGAAATCAACTTTTTCACTTATATCCCCTTAGCATCATAATATATGGTGATAGAAATCTATTTCTTCAAGTAATTCATCAGTAAGTTCTTTGCGCCTTACCATATGTTCAATTAAATTAACATGATGATCTATATGAAAATCATCATTAATGATATGCAGCAGTTCATGCTTTACTTCGTTCCGCATATCTTCAAAAGACATATTCTTGCGAATATAAATATTGTGTACACCTTCATCTTCCCCAACAGATGACACAGCTTTAACATTAGGAATATCACACTCAATAATATTAACAATCACTCTCTAACATCCCCCATTATAAGTTTATTTGTGTTTAAGTTTGAGTAATTCTATATATTCTACAGCTTTTTCCATATCCTCCTTAGAGATACCACGAGATGCGGAGAATAACATCCGCATTTCTGGACGAGTGCGAAGCATTTCCGCATACTCTGCAGTTTCTGCATCCAAATAATAATTAGAAGATTGCTCATTTGTTGGAATATTCTCATCATAACCAAGTAGCCATGCAGGACTAACATTTAATGCTTTAGCAATAATATATACTTTATCTTGCTTTGGCTCATATCGGTCATTTAACCAATCAGAAATGGAAGATTGACGGATACCAGTACGCTTTGCTAATTCAGTTTGAGTTATTTTACGTTCTTTCATGATACTTTTTAAACGATTTATAAATTGAATACTCATGATAACTTCTCCTCTAATACTTGCTATACGCTTATTATAAACGGAAAACCGTCAAAAGTAAACATATTTTTATAAATATTAAACCAAACTTAAACGGAAAACCGATAGACAAAAGAGAGAAACAAGTGTATTATTGAATTACGGAAAGCCGATAATTAAAAAGGAGGTGAAAAAATGGAATTTGATTATACAAATCTAAGAGTATTTATCAAAGAACATTTTCACAATCTAAAAGAGTTTGCTCAATTTCTAGGCATTGGTACTACACAGCTAGGGCAACGTTTAGCAAATAAAGTACCGTTTACTCAAAGAGAAATTGATAGAGTGGCAAACAACATGGAATGTGGGAAGTTAGATATGAATAAAATTGATGCTCTTTTTTTTCAAAAGAAATAACGGAAATCTGATAATCAAGAAGAGGTGAAAGCAAATGAATACTAAAAGTGTAAAAGAATACACATTGAAAATCAAAGTAGATACAACTGAATTAGATG